ACATGAGCAACATAATTGGTTACATCTGTTGTTGAGTTTGTTGTTGTATTAACTTGTTTGAAACTGTTGCTGTCAATTAGATACACAATAGAAGCATTTGGATAGTCTCCTATTGCACCCACAGACGTTTGTCTAATGTAGATGTATTCTTCTGTAGCATCACAGTATTGGTATCTTTCTGTACCATCTGTATTTTTAACAAGTTTTTGGAAAATATATTTTGTAGTTGAATTAGTAGCAGGGTCAACCACAAGATCAAAAGCATTTGGATTATCCACTATGCCGTCTTGATCGGAATCAAATTGTGTCAATTCAATTTTAGCACTGTCAACATAACCGTTCTGTGTTCTGTATTCTGTTGATATAGCAAAATTTATGTCATTGTTAAAAGCATCATTACTATCTGGTTTTGTGTTTATAGACAATACTGAAATTTTATCTTGGATTGTTGCTCCAGTTTTAGCGTTGAAGTTTCTATCAGCACTATCATAGAAGAATCTTACTTCTTTTTTACTTTCGAATACATAACGCAATCCTCTGAATGTAATTGTGTACGTAGCACCATTGTTGATACATTTGATTAACCAACTTGAATCTAATTGCTGGTTAGACTCATCACCGGTTTTACCAACACTGAAATCTCCAAAAACATTTAAATTGTTTTCATCAATTACATTCCACTTTCTTGTCTGCACATCATAACGTATTCCAAAATTATTATACGCAAAAGCCTGGTCTATAATTAATGTTTTTACATCATCTGAGAACTGTTTTGAAAATTTAGGTAAAATTTCACTAGCAATAGCACTTGTGGGAATAACATCATTAAACTTAATAGCACCTTCGCCTGTGGATGTGTTTGCCACACCATCATTAACAACACTTACCACTGAAGTCCAAATATAATTTTTAGCACCTGGATGATCTCCTGGCCCTGCCATTAAACTATTGTCTGGCATAAAATGGAAACCAGTTGGTGCAACAAATTTCACCATAGCACCTGGCTCTATGTATTTTAATTGGCTGGCTGTAAAAGAACCTACTTGGTAATCAATAACATTCACAGCATCTATAAATTTACCTGTTGATTCATTTGTAGCATTTGTTACTTGTTGCCATACTGGAATTAAATCTGTTAAAATTATTTTTGGAAATTTTTCTATGTAAAAGTTTCTTGTTTGTTGTTTAGACAATAAAGGTTCTATTTGATTTATAATCACACCTTCTATATCTGTTTGTGTTGCAAAACTAAATGTATCTAAATTTTCTGTTTCTTCTTTGTATATAACACCGTCTGCACCAAACACATTCGTGTTACTGTATTTGCCTGTAGCATCAATTAAATCATAATATCTTGAAATACCACTTGCTGTTCTATTTGTTGCTTTTACTTTAATAATTTCTTGATTAGTTCCTAGAGGAGCAACATTATAATCTTCACCTGTAATCATTCTATTTTGAGTGTAATAAGTTGCTGGAGCATTCAATCTAATATTGTTATTTGTTTCTGATGTAGTTGCGTTATCAACTGTATACTGTAAACCAAGTGTTAATGTTAAAACTTCTACTTGGTTATTACTTGAAACATATTGAACATCTACTTGTATGTTCTGCATATCAGCAGGAGTAATTCTTATATTTTGATTTTTACTTCTTCTATAATAAACTTTAAAATTACCTTGAGGTAAATTGCCAAATATTCCATCAGCAAATTTTAAACTGATTGAATCGTCGGACTGACTCAACACTGTGTAGATATTTCTTATGCTTTTTTCTGTTGAGTTGTATATAACATTATTGCCTGTAACTGAATCAACTTTTGTCCATAGTGTGTCTTCTAATCCTGTGTCTGTATCAATACTATACAACCAAACGTCAGTGTTGTTCACATTGTTTGATTCTATTGCTACCGATTGATTGTTTGAAGGGACATCTATATTAAAATCACCATTATCAAGAACTCCTTGTCTAAAGTGTGTGAAAAATCCTGAATTGTTGCTACTAGCACCTTTTCCATCATCTCGATATAACATACTAAACTTTCTACCTGTCAAAGGTGCTTCTTCAACAATAGCACCATTATCGAAAGATGTTGAAACAACTTCAAAAGGCAAATTTTGTCCATTTACGTTTTTACTGAAAGCATATACAGGCACTTCTGTGCTGTTGGCATTTATTCTGTATTGATTTGTTGGAATAGCATCTATGTTTTCTGATTTGACTGGATTCCCAAATTTTTCATTTTCAGCCAACGATGAATTTAAAATTTTAATAAACTGTTCATTCCAATTTGTGTTACCTGAATCGTTCCAAGTAACTGTTTGACCACTTAGGTTTAAGTTGTTACTGTCCACAATATTTTCAGTTGTGCTGATGCCAACAATTTTCATCAATCCATTTGCGGCTTGATTACGTGTTGGATTGTAACTGATCAGTCTTGCTAGACGCAAAATAGATTCTCTTCTGTCTGCTGTTTCTAAAAAATTCTCTCTAGCATTCAAATCTGTTCTGAATGCCAAGTTTTGTCCTAGGTAAGCAACCAAATCAATTAGTGCTAGATACTCTGATGATTCAATGTAATCGTTAAAATCTTCTGGATAATTTTGTCTTATATACTGGACCATCGTTCTACGGATTGTATCAAAGTCGTAACTTTTGAATTCCGCATTTTTGTAAGACTGATATACTCTTTTCCAGTCTTCTGCCAATAATAATCTGTTTTGTCTATCTGTGGATGACATTGGTTTCCTTTGTTATAACATTATTTATTTGTTTGTATAAACTGGGCATTTAATTCAGTAATCCATTATTTTCATCAAATGTCAGTTTCAATTTCTCTGACACATTATATTTGACATAAGTGAGTTCAACTTCTATTTGTAAGCCTGATTCAAATGGTGTTACGATCACTGTATTTGCTTGAATTCTTGGATCTGTCTCGATAATTTTTATAATATCATCTTTGATTGCTTCTTCTAAATCTGGTGTTAAAGGATCGTGTATTACGTCCCATATGATTGTGCCAAACTCTGGCTTTTCAAGTTTCTCGCCTTGTGATATATGAAAATGATTCAACAAATCCTGTTTGATTAGTCCAATGTCATTCAGTGAAAAATTTGTGTTGTCTGGGTTTACAGTACTGATTCCTCTGTACATTCTTTGAGTAGTAGGAGTCAGTGCTGTTTGAGCCGATTTTACTGTTACTTCTTTATATAATTTTTTCTGTGCCATAATGATATTTAACCGGCAAATACTTTGCCACTACCAGTAGCGGTGTGACCACAAGTTGCCGCGTCTCCTTCCCTGCATATGAATATTGAATTTGCTTTTACTTTTGCACTGCTACCGCTCATAGTGGCATCACAATGCGGAGGTATTGGACAAGGTGCGTGAGGCTCCACTGCCGCTCCAACAACAACAATTGGTACTCCTTCCACAATAACTTTTGGTGCTAAATTACCAACTATTGTGCCTACTGCTGTGTCTACTGTTACTCTACTAATTCCTGGCATTATGTCCTCGCATTTTTAAATGTGTCTGGAATATTGATTGGTTCTGCAACCACAATATCCTCTTGTTCACTTCTGTCTGTTTTAGCCAATGCAACTGCCATTGGATCAAAATTTTCATGATGGCTCCATGGCTCGTGTTGTGGCACACGTTTCATGATGCTTTCATTTGCTTCGCCTGGAAGGCTCCAAGCCGCTAAAGGCGCCACCGGCGTAGCCACTGCTATTCCGCTAGAAAGATTTATGAGTCCTCCAACGTCTAAATTAATATTGCCGCCAGCATAATGATTGGTTGTGCCTCCAACTGTGATTGTTTGTGCTGTACCCACTTCCACAGTTTGTGCTCCAGTGGTCAACAAGTTGTGTGTTGTGGACTCTTGATTAACTGTGGCACTTTTTAAATTAATGTCTCTGCCTGCTTCTAGATTGAAATCTCTATCTGTTTTAAAATTAAAATCTCCTTTGCTGTGAACACTCACACTGTCTTCTGCATAAAAATCTATTTTACCGTTGGCAGTCATTTCAATCCATGCTGTGCCGTTGGCATTGGCAATGTACACAAGGTCTTCTGAATTGTGTAACAGTATTTGATGTCCTGTACGTGTTCTTAATCTAAAAAGTTCATTGTGAGGAGTGTTTTTATCGCCCTCAATAACATCCTCGCTGGTTTCCACGTCCACATATTCCATTGGACCATCTTTGGCTTTTGTTTTTCTTATAAACTTGTCATCACCATCATCCATAACAAATGATGTACCACCTGTTCTAGCAGATGCTATAGGTTGATTTTGTGTAAACACTTTGTCAATTGGTCCTGGTGTGTTTATTCCAAACACACTTGAAGGCACTTCACGTCTAGCACTAGATGTTGTGAGTCCTCTAATTTCATCTGCTATTAAACCTTGATTGTCCAACACTGCTTTAAATAATCTGTTGATTGGTTTTTTAATCATCAAAGGTTTGTCTGCAGGACGGTCAGCAAATTTTAATTTGTTGTGTTCACCCACAGGCATTTTTTTGCCTCTGATGTCTGCATCTGCAGGATCTTCTTGATGTTCGGAATCTGTTGTGTCTGTGTTTGACATGGCAGGTGTTGAGCCTGG